CGTTCAGGGCTGGGATCCCGCGGAGCCCGTGTATTTTTTTCGAATTCAATAGTAACAAATGTCTCAGGTGATCGGTAACGTCGCTCTCCAGCTCCAGACCCAGTCGGTCAACTCCATCATCGCTGGCTTCTCGTTCGCCAGCGCCATTGCGTGGATGGATGTGGTCCGCTGGATGATCAGCCAGATCGTCCAGGTGAGCAAGAACGGTGGTCAGTACTACGTGCTGTCGGCCCTGTTCACGACCCTGCTGGCCATCATCGTGTTCATGCTGTCCAAGGCTTTCATAACGAATATCGAAATCAAGGAGCCCACCGCGCCTCTGTACGCCGTGACCCGCGCTTGAGCGCAGCTCAAAGTGCCCCGCGCCTAAGCAGCAGCCACTGGGGCCATAGGTCTCGTGTAGTTTTTGTAGGCTATAAAAGCTCCAAAGAGCGCTAAAATAACAAGGGCCCATGGAATCTTGAACTTCTGTTTAGGTTTCTCCGGCTTTGGAACGGCGAGAGTCATCGCCTCCACAATTCGTCTAATCTCGACGTCTTGTAGAGGTGGGGGAGGCGGCAAGCGTCTCCCCTCGTCATTAGACACGTGGAGTCTAAGCACAAAAGCATTCGTATTCCATCCCCTAAAATTCAGGGGCTGACCATCCTTGTCGTACCAGTTGACAGTCAGGCGTTGCAGGACCCCGATGGGTTCTGGATACGTCGCTTGGACGCAGTAGTCTTTATTCTCATGGAAATTCTTGATGCAACTCGACCCGACGTCCATGATGATGGGTGCGAACATCCGTTGAGCGTTGCTCCCTGTATACGTTCCGGTCGAAGAGTCGATTGATTTTGCATCTAAATTCCATGGGGTCTTGAGTTCATCGATATCCAGAAAGACGTACTCGTTCAGGCTCAAGTCCACGAGGGTCACTGATTTCACAATGTACTTGCCTGCATAAGCCGGGTCAAGGGCCGTGGCCAGTGTGGCCGTGTAGGTCGTTCCATTGGTCAGGCCGACCATCTTCGCAAACTCGGACCGGTTCGGGGTCACGGTGAATGCGGACGCGGACGAGAAGATCATGAGCCCTTCATTCGGGAGGTAGTCCAGGGTCAGGGTGGCCTCGGCCGTCACCGCGGTGGCCAGATCCCATGCGGAATAGAAACCAGGATTGATGGATACGTTGGCCGAAGCGGTACTGAAAACGTTCGACCCGTTGGTCAAGTTGTACATTGTGTTGGGTACGCGAGCACTGACCAGATCGACGCGAGTCACGTTCTTAATCGGTGTGGTCAGGTGGAGGACGTACGAATTTCCATTTGGAAATAGTTGTACGTCCCGGTTCTTGGAGTCTACAAATAAGAGCCGGGTCGTCTCGGCCTCGGGACGGGACACGTCCATTACTCTAATTTAGTTTTAAAATTTAGGCCTGTGCCTCAGTCCAAAACAGATTTACTTGAGGTGCGATAGCGCTGGCCGTCAAATTAGTGACCAAAATTGCGAGCACATCGGGGCCATCGGGGAAAATCTGATTCCCACCGATGACGGAGTTCGCCATCTCCTTGAGTCCCGACAAATCCAGGTTGTTCTGGTTGTCCTTCTGGACGATGGTCGAGAAGATGCGCTCGCCCGGGCCTGCGGTACCGGTGGCACCCGTGTAGATCTGCGCAAAACTCGGCTGGGACCCGTTGGCTGCCGCGTTTACGTTGATCCATCTAGTCGAATTTATAACGAGGCCCGTGGGATTCAGGATGCCCGTGACGTTCACCGACTGTGTACTGGTCACCTCGAGCTTCTGGAGCAGAAGTTGAGCACGATTCAGCAATTCGCGATTTCCAATTTCGCCCACGATACCATTGCTCACAGATGGTGACAGGCGAATCAAGAAGGCGATGGACGTGGTGCCGGCCGACCCGGCCACCGTCACCGCCGTGTTTGAGAAGTTGAAGAAGTAGCCACGGTCACCGTCAAAGTTGCCATCCATGAGAAGCGCCGACCCCCAGTGGGTCAAGCTGGGCGTGCACGTCACGCTCGCCAGAGAAACGGTCGTGTTTGAAATATGCTCCGATGCCGCCTGTCCTGTAAAGGCGAACAACTGATCGTTCACGTTGTAGTCAAGGGACGACGCGCGGCTCGCGACCGTGAATGTGTTCGCCGTCTTGGCGCTATACGCAATAAGCTCGTTATCGATCGAGAGCGTCCCGGAGTTGGGGAAGTACGTAGTGGGTTCGTTGACCACGAGAGTTGTTGACGCGGCGTCGATATCCGCGCTCAGCGAGGTCTGGGCCGCCTGACACTCATTCACGAGCTCGTAGCGCACGGGCAAATTACCTGTGCGCATATAGGCCTCGTCATTGATGTTGTTGTTGCGCAGGCGATGCGCGTAGACCCAGTTTCCGTCGGCGCCACGGACCATGAAATCGACGAATCCCGCACCGTACCACGTGTACTGGAGCCCAATCATCTGCATCTTTGTGAGATCGATGCGGAACCCAGACGCTCCCGACCCGTCGAGAGGATCGCGATTGAACTGACCCTGGGCAATACGAAGCTCCTTGATTTTCGCCGCTTGGACGGGCGTCGAGGACACGATGTCCGCCACACCTCTGTAGGGCGGGTTGAAGGTCAGGCGGCCCTGCCCCTGAATGGACGTCACCTGGTGGGTCATACCACGGAGCACAAACTTGTCGTTCACCTTGAGCTGATCCTGGAAACGGGTCGTGGGCGAGACGAACGTGGGACTCGTAGGCGTCACCGTTCCGGTCGCCGCGGTGGCCGGTAAGAACCCAATCGTCACCGTAGTTGGCGTGGTGCTGATGACCCAGCAGGTTCCCAGAGAGGTGGCGTTGGGAAGGGCTGTTGTGTACATGCCGTAAACGAGCGTATGGGACGCCACACCGACCACGGCACTCGCGTCGCCGATCGCGACGCTAATCGGATTTGGATTAGACCATGTACCGGTCGTGGTGCTGAGCGACCCGATCAGGAGCTGAGACCCGACCGTCGTCGTCACCGTCCCGGCCAGCTGGAACGTCGAGCTCCGGCGAACGACGAAGAGGGTCTGGCCGTCGTACTCCCAGAACAGGCCGTTCTGGTCGTCGAAACAGCCGGCGCGGACCGAAGCGCCGTGCCAGTTAGTCATGATGAATCGGGGCTGGTCACCCAGAACTGGATTCAGTGTGCTGATCGGGGAGGTCGAAACCACATTGGCCGTCGTGCTCTCCACGACCGAAGAGACCGTATAAGTGCCGTTGACGTTCGCGGTTGAGACGCCCCTTATGACGATGGTGGCGCCCGCCTGAGGCAGGCCGTTCGGGACGCTCGACACGACCGTGATGTTACTCCCGGCCAGCAGAGAAGACACGGTGATGGAGGCGATGTCGTTATTAGGGCAGAATAGGGTACCAGAGGACCACAAAAGGCCCTTACCCGACTGGTACCGGAAAACCTTCTTCGACTGGCGGACGATACTAGCGCCATAGGACGGCTGTGCAGGGCTCATAAGCACACCACCGTCGAACGGGCGGTGGGTCGCAAACGAGTATGGGTTCATGAAGATGTTGGAATTGGCTGCAGTGGCCGTCGTGAGGGTCCCCGTAGTGACCACGTTGAAAGTGTTGGCGCTCGTCACGTTCGACACGAAAAAGTTACCGTTGAATGTGAATCCAGCGGCGTTGGAGGTCAAGGGGGTCCCTGGTGATAGACCGTGCGCATTGAGGGTCGTAATTGTGACGTTAGAGGTGCCACTCGCGATTGCAGAAACCGTCATCTTCATGGTGGCGTTCGAGAAGACGCCTCCACGGCGGATCACCGAGGCGGCCGTCTGGACGTTCGAGGCGGTCACGAAACCCTTGGAGATGTAATTGCATGTGTTGCCCAGGACCGCCGCCGTAAGCACGTTCGAGGTGACCAGAAAGAATCCCTCGGCGCGATTGGCGTTTTTCGCCTCGTTGGAAAGACCCTGAACCGCAATCACGCTTCCCACGAGTGGTGGAAATGATGCCGCGCTATTTGAAAAGAACACTGTGATATTGGAAGAGGTTGGACCGTCGCTCACGATGTTCGAAAAGGTGAAATCAGTTCCGGGAGTCTCGAAAAAGCTTGGAAAGCGCCGGAGCTCCTGGAACGTCTGCCACTTTGTGGCTTGGAGGCCGTACTCAAAATCTGCGTCGATGAGCGACTGACCGAGGGATACACGCTGACGCTCAATCGCATCCGTCCCAAAGTCGTAGGGGCGGGTTTTGACCGGCAGCTGGTACTTGTCACCGACGGTTCCGTCGATATTCATTACTTTAGTTCTAGGTTTTTTACCGGGAGGGGAACTGGGCTAAGTGTCCGCCTCGATCTCAATGGTAAACGACCAATCCAGGCCGTTGTTGTTGAGCAGGTTCCCGAAGCGATCCTGAATCTGGATATTGAGCCGGTCCAGACGGACCCCACGATCAGTCACCTCCACGAGCTGATTGTTCTGCGTGTTCTCGGCCCAGTGCATGATGCTTCCGGATCCCACGGTGATCGGCACCTTGAACGTAATCTGGCGGGGCTCGAGCGACTGCGTCCCGAGGTTCTCGATCCAGATGTTCAAGTACGTGTCAAAATTGACGATGTAGCTATTCGTTCCGTAAAACGCCGTGCCCTGCTGCTGGTCCTCGAACCCAAGGAAGCTCAGCATAGTAAGGGGCTGGACGTTCATGGTGGCCACACCCGCTGCCGACGAGAACTGGATGTTGTTGTTCAGGGCCCCGGTGCTAAAAGTGCCTACTCCAGCCGTGATGGTCGTGTTGAGGGCATTGATGAGAGTCGTGATGGAATAGTTGCCCGGGGTCACGGTATACACAACCGAACTTACGTTCATGGTGTTGTAGGGTGCCCGGACGTTATAGAAGCCTACTGGGATCTGTGCATTTTTGAGAGTCAAGGCACGGATGGCCCGGTGGCGGTTGCCGAGGATGACTGTGCACTCGAAAGGGTTGAGGTTCACCTTGGTGACGGTCGCCTGACCGTTGGGATTCACCGTCGCTGCGGACGCCGTGTCAATGTGAATCTGGTACACGTGACTCATTACTATTCGAGCCTATTTTTTTATCATCGAAATGGCTGCCCGGTGATCCATGTGACCAGCGACCTCCGGGTCCCCTTGGTGACTGGTGTGACCCTGTGTTGCAGGTAGCTCGGGAAGATGACCATGGTCCCTTGGTCCTTCTCGGCCACCTTTCCTACTGCAAATTCGAGCTGACCCCCCTCGTATTCGTCCGGAGCTGAGAGCTGGATCGAGACGCTCAATTTACGATTACAATTGAGAGGACCCTCACCTATATCAAAGTGCCAATCGTAGTGACCCTCTACGGACTCGTGATATTCCGTGTACTGCAGGTTCTCGGTCAGGGTAGAAAGCTCAAAGTTGAAAAAGTCCTTGTTGGCCTGGGCGACCAACTTCACAATTTTGTTGTATAATTCTCCCCACTGTTCCGTCTTGGGGATCCAGTAAATCCCACTCTTGCGCTTGATGGTGTTTTGACCATCCTCCGTTAGACCAGGGGCCAGAGGGAACTTGGCGTCAACGAGAGCCTTGCACTCTTCGGGACTGAAAGCATTGAGGAACCGGTAGTAGTTTAGAAGGTTCGGGTTGTGCTTGGCGAATATGAACTGGAGGGGGGCATTCGAAGAATGGCCCCCGATTTTAGTTCCAAAATCGTGAACGTAATCCTTGAAGGGACCATGGGCATCCACATAGTGCAAGAAGACCTGAATGTACTCTTGGCCCTTGAATGCCTTTCTCGAGTGCTCGATATCACATCCCTTGTAGAGAACTCCATCACCCGGGCGTAAATCTAACGATTTCCGCCCCATGAAAATTGGCCAAGGGTCTGTCTGGGACAGGTTCAGGGTCACGGAGTACTCGCAGCTGGGTCGGTCTTTGTGGGGCTTGAGGTCGTTTCCGTTTCGGTAGACCCGACAGTACGAGTAAGTAGGCCTAAGCTCGAGACCGGCCGCTTCGCTAACCTTGGAGCACAAGAGGCCCAAGAGGGTGTTGCATACGGGCAGACCGTAGTGCGCCGCACTTCCTGGGACTTGAGGGTCCGGCTTGCCCTCTGGCTCGTTCCTGATTCGTTCAGCGATCCGGGTGGCTTCAGCCGGGTCGATGAGGCCTTTGAGAACCTTATAAAGTCCTCTCATTACTCAATTTTGGTTCTTAAATCTTTAAAAGACGGTCACACGGACTTGACCAGCGCCTCCTGTACCAGCTGTAAAGATACCAGCGCCCCCACCACCGCCCGGTTGGGTTCCGTTCCCGCCTGGAGTTGCAGGCGGACCAGCGGCACCACCTGCTCCACCGAATATACTCGCGCCACCTGCACCTGCGACGGATGCGCCGAGTCTGCCACCTCCGCCTCCGCCGCCGTACGTTGAACTGCCACCTGCGGCGAGTGGAGCCGTAGGAGTCCCTCCGCCGCCACCACCGCCTCCGTAAATGGTTCCGGGTGTGGCTACTGCTGTCGTTGGGCCGCCCCCACCTCCCCCTTGAAGTCCGCCCGCGCCGCCTGTGCTGCCGACCGTAGAGTTTCCAGCGCTGGTCATTCCGCCGCCGCCGCCGCCGCCGCGGTCTGAAGGTGACCCAGACAAAGCTCCACCACCGTATCCAAAAAAAAGGCCGCCAAACGAACTGTTTCCTCCGGCCGTTAGTGCGGCCCCGCCCGCACCCACGACGACCGTTTGCGGACCGGGCCACGCAGGAGCTGCGAAGGCGTAAGAATTGTACCCGCCGCCGCCGCCGCCGCCACGCTGGTTGCCGGTCGAAGCCCCACCACCCCCTCCCCAAAGTTCAACGAGAATTTTGGTTCCAAAAACTGGATTGATCCACGTGGCCGGACCGGCGGTCGTGAATGTCTGGACGTTTGATCCTAAGGCCGAAGTGACTCCGGTGAGGCCCGCGCCAGAGCCCTGGAAGGCGCCTGAAATTATTTGACCTTGGCGATTTTCCGTCTCGGCCATCTAATTTTAGTCTAGAATTAAAACGTCGTGATGATGACGAGGCCTGCGCCACCCGCCCCACCGACCACAGCTGGGTTAAAGACACCACCTCCACCGCCCCCTGGTTGCTGACCCGCAACCGATGAAGCGCCTCCATTCCCCCCATAAATCGATGGACTGGAGGTCGGCTCAGCGCCGCTCCCACCTCCACCACCTCCATAAACTGATGGACCACCAGCTCCAGAGGGCGCCCCACCACCCCCACCTCCTGCAAAAATCAAACCAGCAGTGCCGTCCGTGGAGGGATTTCCACCAGCCCCACCACCCTGAAGACCACCAGCCCCGCCGCTTGAGGCTAGGTTTCCCGGTGCGCCCCTCCCTGAGAGACCCGCACCGCCGCCCCCGGCACCGGCCGTCGACGTGCCGGCGGCGGTATTCGTGCCGCCGCCGCCACCCCAGGCCGTCACCAAATTAGAAGTGGGCGTCACGGGTCCAAATGACGATATTCCGCCGGCGCCACCCGCAAATGGAGTGACCGACGGCCCTGGCGTCCCACCCGCAGCCACGATTCCGTTGGTAGGATTTGATAAACTTGCATAGGGGAAAAAGTTGAATATGTACGAGCCGCCCCCCCCACCTCCACCTCGGTATGGGGAGCCGAACGCGCCTCCGCCCCCGCCGCCGCCGCCCCAAGCCTCGACGAGAACTATCGACCCGGACGAAGGTTTTGTCCAACTGAAAGGACCGGCCGTTACAAAAGTCTGGATGTTGCTCGTGGTTGCGAGCGCCGCCAAGTTGGCGCCGTCGCCTGTGAATCCTGCGGCGATCAATGATGAGATTGCAGGGTAAAAAACCTTCTCACTCATCTATCATTTGACCTAGAAAGTAATGACGCGGACGCTTCCGCGGGCCCCAGCGCCCGCCGAACCTCCGCCACCACCCGGGGCCGTCCCTGCAGCTCCAAAGCCTCCCCCATTTCCTCCAAAAATCGAAGGACCTGCAGTACCGGACACGGCCCCTCCCCCACCGCCACCACCCCAAACGGAAGAACCTCCTGCGGCCGTCGGGCCTGCTCCTCCTCCTCCTCCAAAAAACGTCGCGTGAATAGAACCGGTGTTGCCCGTCGTCCCCGAGCCTGTGCCTCCACCTGGCGAGCCTGCAGTGACGGCCACCGGACCTCCAGCCGTGTTCATTCCGCCACCACCGCCGCCGGCCACCGCGGTGGCTCCTGAACCTGCGGGACCCGTAAGGCCGAAAGTAGACGCCGTGCCCGGCCCGAAAACTGATGCAGTTCCATCGGCTCCAGTCGCTCCAGCAGCGCCGCCCGTCGCTGCAACCGTCACAGTTTGAGGACCGGCGTAGGAATCGAACGGGAACTGACCATAAACGAAAGCGCCTCCACCGCCCCCCGAAGTAGGAGACCCGCCGCCACCCCCGCCTATACACTCGACCCGGACCATCACGTAAGCTTCAGTAGGCTTCGTCCAGGTTCCTGGGCCCGTGAATGATTGCACGTTGGACGCCCCGCTGGCCGTGAGTCCAGTGAATGTGCCCGTCCCTGAATATATCGCGTTCGTGAGTGACTTGTTCGTGTAGATGGTTTCTGCGGTCATGCTCTACTAGTACTTGTTAAAATAAGGCGCCAAACAAAACTCGGGGCCGACTGGAACCATCGTGTTGAGAAGCCCGACGTTGCTCGCTCCGTGAGGACAGAAGACCACGCGCCCATCTGGAAGCAGGGTCGCCCCCGTGAACTTTGTGGAACCACCGGTCGACTGGTACACGTTGGTGTAGACGCGGCCCGTGGGATCAAAAAGACCGACGTTGCCCGTGGCATAAGGAGCCATTACCACGTTTCCTGAAGGGGTCAGGCACCCCCCTGCGAATGCACCTGCACCAACGCCCGTGGGTCCCACGTTCGACAGACCCGAAGCCAAAAGAATCGAAGGATTGTAGACGCCCACATTTGACGCTGTATTTTGCATGAAAATTACGTTCCCATTGGGAGCCAAGACACCACCATCGTATCCAGAGGCGGGGATGGGGCCTATGTTAATATAGGCTGTAGCGGCCGTCATGGAGTACGTGTTGTACATGCCGATATTGGTCGAGCTTGCCGGCACGAAGACCACGTTGCCCGTAGGCAAGAGGACCGCACCCGAGAAGGCTGTGGCGCCTGTTCCAAGGGGGCCAAGGTTCGCGTACGTTCCAAGAGTCGGGTTGAAGACGCCAACGTTTCCTGAAGATTGGGGCGCGAATATGACGTTTCCATTGGGTGCGAGGACTCCCCCCTTGAACAGAGTTCCGGATGGCGCCGCCACAGTGAAGATATTTGAATAGGTGAGGGCCACCGGGTTGTACATGCCGATGTTCGCAGACTGGTAGGGCACGAAAACCACGTTCCCGTTGGGCAAAAGCACACCCCCAGCAAACTTGTCTGCGGTCGCAGCGAGTCCGGCCGGCGACACGGACGAGAAGAGAGCCGTGGCCGGGTTGAAGATGCCGACGTTCGATGCATTTCTTGGAACAAATAGGACACGGCCATCGGGCAAGAGCACAGATCCGTGGTAATCGCTCGAGCCTTGGGGACCGCTCGCGATGTTTCCGTATGCGGGCGCTCCGGACATTGCCCAGAATGACGCAGACTGATAGGCTGCATTACACGTCGCGCTTATCCAAGTTTGGATCGTGGTGGCGTTGGCGACGTTGGCCACGAGGTACGGGGACCGCTTGAAGAGATCCTCTCCGTAATAGATTGTTCCCGCTGCGCTTATGTTCTCTCCTGAAAATGCATTTGCCGCGAAGAGGTTCCCCTGAATTTGAAGGGTCGACCCGATATTTGTGCTCGTGCCTATGCCTACGAAACCTGTCGTTCCAAAAATAGCCGTCGTATTGAGGATCGTGATGTTGGCGTTGGCCGATATGATATTTGGAGATGTGATTGCGTTCGACGCGAAGATGTTGCCTACGACGGTCAAGGATGCGCCACCGGTCGTAGTGTTTATACCTACTGGACGTGACAGCCCGAAGATGGACCCTGTATTGATGGTCGTAATATTTGCCAACGTCGTCACTATGTTTGTAGACGTGATGGCGTTCGATGCGTAGATGTTACCGGTCACGACGAGCGCCACGCCGGCCGACCCCGCACCACCTATACCGAGTGACCCTGTATATCCAAAAATTGATGCAGTATTTAAATAGCTCGTGTTCATGACCGTTGAATAAAGATTGATTGTACTGATACTATTGGTCGCAAACAGGTTCCCTTGGACCTGAAGGGTCGCACTTGGCGTCGACGTGAGTATCCCTACAAACCCAGCAGATCCATAAATTGACGTCGTATTGAGTGTCGGGGTGTTCATGGAGGTTGTTGCGAACACGTTGGGGGCCGAAAGGGTATTCGAGGCGAACACGTTGCCCAGAATATGCAAGGATGCGCCAAGCGCCGTGCTCGTGCCTATACCCACGAAACCCGAGGTTCCAAATATGGATGTGGTGTTGAGCGTCGGGGTGTTCATGGAGGTTGTTGCGAACACGTTAGGGGACGTGAGGGCGTTCGAGGCGAACACGTTGCCCTGGACGTGAAGGCTCGCACTAGGCGTGGAGGTGTTGATGCCTACGAGACCCGTAGAACTGAATATACTCAGGGTATTGAGGATCGACGAGATGTTCATTGTGGTCACGATGGCGTTCGGCGCCGTCACGGCGTTCGACGCGAACAAGTTTCCAGCCACGTAGAGGGCCGGTCCAGTTGCGACCGTTCCTATTCCAACGGTTCCTGAAGTCCCTGAAAGCACGGAGACGTTCAGGGTTGTGACGTTGGCCAAGGTTGCAAAGATGTTAGGGGTCGAGATTGCGTTGGAGACGAATACGTTTCCGGCCACACTGAGTGTGGCCCCAGAGCCCACCGTTCCTATTCCCACAAAGCCAGAAGTTCCAAAGATGGCGGCGGTATTCGTGACGCCCGTGACGTTCATGGAGACTGTCGCAAAGACGTTAGGCGCCGAAAGGGCGTTCGAGACGTATGCGTTTCCGGCTACGCTGAGGGTCGCCCCAGAGCCCACCGTACCTATTCCCACAAAGCCAGACGTTCCAAAGATGGCCGAGGTGTTCGTCACGCCCGTGACGTTCATGGAGACCGTCGCAAAGACGTTAGGGGTCGATAGTGCATTAGAGACGAATGCGTTTCCGGCCACACTGAGGGCGGCCCCAGAGCCCACCGTACCTATTCCCACAAAGCCAGACGTTCCAAAGATCGATGCGGTATTAACAACTGCAGAATTCATGGAGACTGTGGCAAACACATTTGGGGCTGAAATTGCGTTGGATGCGTAGACGTTCCCGCCAATCTGGAGGGTCGCGGCGAGCGCCGTAGGATTCACTGCTATTCCCACGACACCAGTGGGGCTATAAATGTTCGCTGTATTGGACGTGAGGGCGTTCATGGAGACGGTAGCAAAGACGTTCGGGGCCGATAGGGCATTCGAGACCCAGACGTTACCGGCCACGTTGAGGGTCGCACCGCCACCCGTGGTGTTGATCCCGACGAATCCGGTCGTCCCGAAGATTTGAGTGACGTTCACGGACGGGATGTTGGCTGTCGTCGCAAAGACGGTGTTGAATTTGGTTGTAGAATTGCCCAAAGTCGAAAAGGCTGAACCTGCCAGGATGTTTCCTGAGAAGGTTGAAAAGGCCCCTTGGACTGTAAGGTTTTGCTGGAGGGTCGTGTTTCCAGTCGTGTTCGAGTCGCCGAAATTCGTGACGAGCTTCGACATCTCTTCTGCTATTCGCTGCGAAAAAACTAGTACTTGTTGAAGTACGGGCTGCGGCAGAACTCCACCGACACGGGAGTTCTCGTGTTCAGGATGCCCACGTTCGAGGCGTTGAACTGGGTCATGACGACACGCCCGTCGGGTAAGAGGGTCCCTCCAGAGTACTTGCCGGCGACGGCGCCGACCGACACGAGGTTCGAGTACGTCCGGGCGACCGGATTGAACATTCCTACATTCGAAGCGTTGAAAGGGACGAAGACGACATTGCCCGTCGGTAGGAGGACGCCGCCCGAGAAGGCCTGTGCGCCACACCCATGGACCACCTGCGTAAGCGTGCCCAGAACCGGGTCAAACAGCGTCACGTTCAGGGACGAGTAAGGCACACACACCACATTGCCGTCTGGAACCAACACGCCCCCTGCATAGGCCGGGGTCGTCTGGCTGTGAGTCGTGGAGCGGAGTGACGCCGTGGCTGAAACGACGCGAATGGTCGTCGCAGTTGATGGGATACATACGACGTTCCCTGTAGCGGTCAGGACGGCCGCCGTGTATCCTAAGACCAAGGTGGTGGTGGTAATAGTCGCTCCCGTGGTGGGATTCAATCTGTAAAGCACAGTGTTGGTGACGTTCGGTGGGCAAAACACGACGGGGGTGGTGCCGGTGGTGCCCAACACCCCACCCTTCAAAAAGTTGGTGGTGAGGCTGGTCGTCGAATTCGTCGCCGTCTTGGCGATCGGGTTGAAAATGAGTGAAGTCGTGCTTGCGTTTGAAATGAAGAAGATGTTACCGTTCGGCGCCAGGACCGCCGAGCCGTATTTGAACGTCCCCGCGAGGCTCGCACCACCCACGGGTACGATCGTGGAAAACTCGTTGGTCTTGGGGTTGAAGACGCCTATGTTGGTCGCCGAGGCTGGCGTGAAATACACGCGGCCGTCGGGTCCAAGCACGCTCGAGGCGTAAAGGGCTGATCCCGTGACACCGACTGTTGAAGTATTGAAAGTGACGTTTGTCGAGGCCACGGACCACCCAACCTTCTGGGTCGTATTGCACGAGGCTTCGATCCAATTTTCAATCGCCGTTACGTTCGCCGCCGAAGGGACCAAATAAGGCGACCGGCGGGTCAGGTCCTCGTTGTAGCCTAGAATCGTCGTGACCGTCACGTTCTGTCCGGTGAGGGTATTGGAGGCCCAGACGTTCCCTGGGATCTGGAGGGTCGCACCGAGTCCCGTGTCCGTGTTGATCCCGACCTGCCCAGAAGTTCCAAAAATGAATAGAACGTTTGAAGTTGTTACATTTGCAAGTGGGGTGCGGATGTTCCCTGAAAGGGTATTGGACGCAAAGACGTTCCCTAGGATGTGGATATTCGCACCGAGCCCCGTGTCCGTATTGATCCCGACCTGTCCGGAAGTTCCAAAAATTGATCGAATATTTGAAGTCGTTGCGACGTTTGCAAGTGTGGCGCGGATGGGCCGTGTAAGAGTATCGGTCACATAGACGTTCCCTTCGATCTGTAGGGTCGCGCCGATTCCTGTGTCCGTGTTGATCCCTACACCCCCTGCGATCGTTAAAATATTTGACGTCTCTACGTTCAAGGTGATTGAATTGCTCGTCCAGGTTCCATCGCCCGCCAAAATTTTACCCATGATAATAATTTGGTTTATGGGACTGCTGAAAGACGCATCATCTGGAGGATCCCCAACTATTTGAAAATATTTATAAGCAGTGCTAGCTGGTATTTGAGTGCTATCATAGTCGTAATCGTCGCCGGTTCTAAACCCGGTGGCTGCGGTCCCGGCGGAGATGAGCGTATAATTCACACCATCTTGGGAACCGTATATCGGTGCAAATCTTGGAGTATTATAACAGTTGATAAAGTCCGGGGCCTGTACTATGACTGAAGTTGGTAGGAATGGCCGAGTCGTGCTGAAAATTACGTTGGGATTTGAACCCGCGAGCGAAGAGAACCCAAAAGTGGCGCTGGCGAGCGTTCCAAATGTCGTGTATTCTATGAGGACGCATCCTTGCGAGCCGTTGCCGCCGCTGCCGCCGCCGCCGCCGTTTCCGTAGTACTGGGCGTTGCTTATTGTATTGCATATACCATTGCCCCCGCCCCGCACACCACCTGCCTCTCCGCCAGGAGCGGTGTTGCTACTGGAATCTAAAGAGCCACCACCTCCGCACCCAAAGGGTTCATTAAACTGTACAGGCATTATACCGTTTCCACCAGCGCCGCCAAGTATGGCCGTCCCTGCACCACCAGCCAACGTTTTGCCGCCGCCGCCGCCGCCCGAGAAATTCACTCCGTTGTTGAAACCAGCGCCGCCGCTGAGACCTTGGCCAGAAGTTCCAACCGCGCCCGCCGTTGATGAGTACGACCCGCCACCACCCGACCCGCCACTTGACGCTGCGAAAGTTGTAGGATGGGTAGTCGCACCCGCGCCGCCTCCCTGCGACGTTGTACTAAGAGAAGGCCCTGAAATAGTAGTAGCTCCACCGTTTGTAGCGCCGTTCGGGTAGTTGCTATCGGAGCCCGCCCCCGCACCACCTATAGTAATTGTATAAGTTCCAGGCGCCAAAACTTGATTTGTGAATTGGCGAACTCCACCGCCACCACCGCCACCGCCGTTAATTATCCCACCACCCCCGCCGCCACCACCGACCACGTATACATTTGCTGTTATTCCGGCGCCTGTATATTTAGGTATCGTGAATGAACACGACACGGTAATTAAAGTATATGGTTGATTATTCGAGCCAAACCCTTGCTCGCCGAAACTTCCGTTCGGCCCCCCGAAAGTTTGATAGTCGCCGGTGCCGGAGGCCAACACGCTCGCAGCGTCGTACCTGTCGTATAGATTCAGCGCGCCCGTATTTTCAAGAGTCAATCTGTAGGGCCCGTATCCAGATGGGGGGGCGCCGCTGTACACGCCGGACCCGGCGGCATTGTACGCCGTAAGGACGCCCGTCGATAAAAGAGTTATTGTCGTTGGTAAAAGGACCGTGTAATTGACGCCTATAGTGTTCCAGTCCCATACATTAGCCAATGAAACCGAATCCTGGATATATAAATAAGAATTGGACAAAAATGTTAATGTGTATCGTCCGTTGGGGCTCGTGATTTTGGTCTGGTTTGTCGCCGTGAGGCTTTCACCCTCGAAGAGGATAAACTTGGATGGGGCGGTGGCGCCTGACGACGTCGTCGGGAAGTTAAACGCACGCCAGGCGGGGTGAGCGGGCGTTTCGAATTCCCCTGCTGCTGTGGTGACCGCATACGTCACGCCACCCGTCACGCTCGTATAAACGTTCGTATGCGGTCCAGAGCCTGTGAACGCCACCACGGGGAGGTTTTGATTCACAGAGCCGTCTATTATGGTATTTGCGACATATACGTTTCCGGACACGCTAAGGTTCGAGGTCGGGTTCGAATTGTTTATACCGACGAGCAAGCTTGAATTTGTGATGGTCAATGATGTGTTTAAGGTTGTTACGTTGGCCGAGGTTGAGACGTTGATATTCGCTGATTGAAGCGCGTTCGACGCAAAGACGTTCCTGGACACGTCAAGATTCGCCGTTGGCGCACCCTTGTTGACCCCCACGCGCCTAAAGGAATTCGTAATCACGAGCACATTTGTGGAGTCCACGTTGGCCGAGGTGGATGCGTTGATACTTGCAGATTGAAAAGCATTTGCCGCAAAGAGGTTTCCGGTCACTTGGAGGGTCGCCGAGCCCACGGTAGGGACCTGACCGACGCCTATGATCCCAAGGGCCGCGGGGGAGAATATGCGTTTCGTCGCCGCCGAATCGAGGCTGGTCACGTCGGTTAAAACGTTCGTGAACCTACCGAATGGACTCTGGAATGCGTTCGAGCTCCAAACGTTATCGGCCACCTTGAGAAGGGGCGCAGGTGCAACCTGTCCTGGAGTGTTAATGCCTAGACAAAAGGTTATCAAATTCATAGAGGTCACGTTCGTAGTGACTATGTTGGCGTTCATGGTCGGCAAGACGTTCGTGGTCGCTAGACCGTTCGAGACGTAGATGTTTCCTAGGACGTTCAGGGTCGCACCTCCACCGGTCGCGTTGATTCCAACGAAGCGTGCGGTTCCAAAGATGCTCGCAGTGTTAAGCGATTCTAAATTAGCACTCGTGATCGCAAAGACGTTGGTGGCCGCAAGGGAATTGGACGTGTAGACGTTCCCGGCCACATTGAGTCTCGCACCTGCCCCAGTCGTGTTGATGCCTACGAAGCCTGTGGTTCCAAAGATGCTCGCAGTGTTCAAAGATGCGACGTTGGCATTCACGGTCGCGAAGACGTTAGGGGCCGAAAGGGCATTGGACGTGAAGACGTTCCCGGCGACGTTGAGGGTCGCACCTGCCCCCGTCGTGTTTATACCCACGAGGTTCGAGGTCCCGAAAATGGCTGCAGTGTTCAAGACGGCGGCGTTGGCGCTCGTCACCGCCAAGACGTTCCCACCTGAAAAGGCGACCGTGGCGGTCGTGTTTCCCGAAATATTGAGAGTCGCACCCGTCGTTGGGTCGTTGAGGATACCGACCGACGTCTGTATGAAACTGGTGTTGAGGGTCGCCACGTTGATGCTCGTGAGCGCAAAGACATTCTGGGCGGCGAGTGCATTCGAGGTCCATGCGTTCCCGGCCACGTTGAGAGTCGCGCCACCGCCCGCGGTGTTCAGGCCTACGAAACCCGTAGTTCCATAGAGGCTCGTCACGTTCAGGGTCGTGGTGTTGGAGGTTGAAACGAAAAGGGCCCCTGTGGTCCCGACCGACCCCGTCCCTGTCGCTGGTGGGCTCACATTTCCAGAGAAAATTGAGTAATTTCCCTGGGAAGTCAAGTTTTGGAACACTACTGTGTTCCCGACTGTCGTGACGTCACCGAAATACGTCACCGTATTGGCCGCCATCCACTACTAAAGCCCTCGATTTTGTTTTAGACGTGATCTCTACACATCTAGATACCAATCGACATCCACTCAAATTGAATAGCCGCATTAGCTGATACTGAAAAAGCGGCCGATGTGACTGATGCGACCAAAATATTTCCCGTCGTACCGTAAGACGTGACGAGAACTGTAGGGTTGTTCGTGTAAGCGACCGGGAAAGGAATGAATTGGGTCGTGGAGGTCATGACGTTCGCACCACATTGTATCTGGACCGCCCCACTCGTAGTGGCGTAGGTGGTCGTGTTGGATCCAGGAGTATCCCAATTGGTCGCTGATCCACCCTGGCGAAATACGATAGGAGGACACACACCGACACCCGTCTTGCCCGTCGCCACGACTTGGCCCGCTGCGAATACGTTCGTGGTCTGGAGGGCATTCGAAGCGTATATGTTGCCCGTCACGGTCAAAGACCCCGTGAAAGTTCCATTCGAAGCGTAAATGTCGCCGGTCGTGCTGAGCACGTTCGAGGCGATGGTTACGTTTGAGGGTGGGCACGAAGGCGCGCATCGCTGCCCCCCATTGGCGATCGAGTCGCACATTCTAATTTCTACCTAGAATTAAGTTCCACTTGGCGTCGGCGCATGCTCATGATGATCAGGAGCCCGCCGAGTGCCACGGCCCCAATTATCACAAGCCGCCTCGTCTCACCCGAGTCCCACTGGACAGGGTCCGGCAAGGCCAGAGGCCGCTCGGGTTCCATGGGCACGTGTTTGGTTTCAAACCGTAAAATGAACATGTTCCGGCCCATGTCGATTGCGGGGCTGAAGTTGTTGTCGATGAACACGGCTCCGTTATTGGGCTGGCGCCACGTGACCGTCACGCGATCAATCTTGTCTATTCTTGACGGGTAGTCCTGCCAGATTCGATAATTTGCATTGTAAAATTCAGTATTGACTGCGATGGAATTTGCAACGACCGAAATTGTGTTTGAAATTGCGAGGGCCTGTGCGCCACCCGAAGCCTTGACGGGAATGGTCGCGAAAGATCCGTAAAAGGCGTTGGCCGATGGGGCCATGAGGTTACTGGTCCCACCTGCGATCGTAACATTTGCGAGCCGATCCGCCACGAGGTTATCGGGCGTTCTCAATTCTGCTATATCCAAAGTCAAATACTGCGAGCTGTATATGTTCGGCAACATTGCCGTAAGGAGTTCAACCTTGGTCACATTCAAGATTGGGTTGGTCAAGTGCAGCGTGTAAGAATTTGAGTTTGGGTACAGGCCCTGATTTCTGTTGTTGGAATCAACATAAACCGTTAAATCAGGCATATCTAGTAGATGAAAACTTTAGTTTTTCATTGGGCTCTTCGCAAGAGCCAGTCCTTCGGACTGCCTACTTCTCCAGCAGGGAACCGCCCACGCCGTCCGCGATGGCGTAATCACGCATCATCTCGCGCACGTACTCGCTGCCGCCGCACAGGCCACCTGGGGTCAGGCCGCTCGAGTAGTAGTCAGCCTTCTCAGATGGACCGGCCGTGCACTCCAGGGAGGGCTGGACCGCGAACAGGTCAGCGGGCTGCTTGGCCACCATGGGGCCTGGGGTGATCATCAGGGGCGCGGCCTCGTAGCTGCTGCGGCGCTGGCCCTGGACCAGGGTGTACAGGATCGCGAAGAGCAGACCGATGATCAGAGCGTTGGTCAGGAGTTTGAGGATCTTCACCATTTAAGTTTTGCTAATATTATTTTCGAGCCTGAAGAAATTGCGTTAAAGCTAGTGGAGACCTTTCTTTCAAAGTTGTAACGATGGACTCCGTATCTATCGACATGGGAGGTGGCGGCCAATCTATGAATCTCGACGATGATGAATCCAGACTGCTGGACGAAATCTCTATCCAGTTGCCCGGGCGCAAGACGGTCCCACTCCGGGCCAAGCCTTCGCGCCCGAGCCCATTCGCCAAGCGCGCCCCAGGGCCTGAGCGGGTCCAGGCATCGGCCGACGACGGCCTGGACATGTTCATGAATCCCGGAAAGCACGCCGCCCCAGCACCCCCACCTCCCGAGGAGTTTGACGGAGGTGACGAGATGGATGACGAAGGTGACGAGGGGCAGCAGTACCAGGGTGGTGGAGGGGCACAGGTCCCCTCTGATGGCTACAAGTCCATTGAGGATGAAAAGGCTGATTTGCTGAACAAAATTAGCCGACTGGCCAAGAAGGGATTCCAGACGAGTGCACGCCTGAACATCTACAGCGACATTGATGAGATTCGCACGGAGTACAAGCGCATGACCTATTCCATCGAGGTCGACCGCTCCGTCAAGTTCCAGCGGCGCATGCTGGTCGCCTGCGTGACTGGCCTTGAGTTCCTGAACGACAAGTTTGATCCCTTTGACCTGGAGCTGAACGGTTGGTCCCAGAACTGCATGGAGAATGTCGAGGACTATGATGGCGTCTTTGAAGACCTCTACAACAAATACAAGACGAAGATTAGCGTCGCACCAGAGGTGAAGCTGATTATGATGGTCGGTGGATCGGCCATGATGTTCCACCTGACGAACAGCATGTTCAAGGCGGCCGTGCCGAACGTCTCTCAGGTGATGAAGCAGAACCCAGACCTGATGCGAAACATGGTGGACGCTGTGAGCCGCTCTCAACAGGGGCCCATCGAGGGCGGCGGGCAGCCACCAAGTGGAGGCCTGCGTCGCGAGATGCGCGGTCCAGGAATGGACTTTGGCTCCCTGATGGGCATGATGGGGCCTTCACCGCCGATCCAGACCCGCCCAGGTCGCGGGGACGATGATGACGTCAGCGACATTGTGAGCATCGACGCCGGCGACCCGGACATGCGCGAGGTGGCCATCGGCGCCGAGAAGAAGAAGCGTGGACCCAAGTCCAAGAAGAAGGAGGTCTCTCTGTAAAACTTTTTTCGAATGTGAATACAAGGAATGGGCTTGTCCTATGCACCGTTTGAGGACTTTGGCGCCCCACGCCCTCCCGTCTACGATCCCCTGAGGATCGAGCGGCTCAAAAAGATCACCAAGCCGGAGGCTGACGCCACCGAGTGCAACTACCTCGTGATGTTCTTCGTCATCGGTGTGTTTGCCATCGCGCTCGGTGATGCGATGAAATCTCCAAACTAATTACAGAATGGGCAGGTTTGGATCTTTCCTGTACTGGTACCGCCTAAAAAGCAACGATCAACACCTGTTTGTCAAAATTTCAGGAAAGGACTATATTGAAGAACAGCCTGAGACTGTCGAGGATGCCCTGGTTTTTGCTCAGGAGACCCTCGTGGCCACCAATGAGTTGAACGATATCATCAAGCAGGATAACCGGATACTGGTTCTCATGCTTGACGTGCGCGGCTGTGATATGGGGGACATCAATTTCATTACATTATTCAAGTACTCTTCAATTGCGGCGAATCAAGGTCATGACGTTGAACGCTTCGAGGTTCGGGGCGCGGGCGAACTCTGGAAATACCTTGCCAAGTTCCTACCTGTGTACCTTAAAGACCGAGTCATACTGATAGACTAGGGCGAACGGACGCGACGCTCAGCAGCTGGCTGATGCTCGTGTCGTAGATGCGGACCTGCTGACCAAACCAGGACTGGGTGATCTCACCGGGAGTGATAACTGCCATTTAATTTAAGTCAAGAAAATAGACACCGACCCTTTCCATAAACCTCCGTCTTTTCTTCAGTCGCCCCCTTGCCTGAAGAAACGATATGGAACCCACCCTCATTATAGATGACCGACCTCTTCCTGAACATCGAAAACAGTACCGACCAGTGGTCGACCACGTCGATGATCAGCGGATCATTGAGCTTGCCGGGCGTCTCACGCATGATGCGCCCGATGGACTGCTTGATGTCGCTCTTGGGCGTCGAGAGGATGACCGTGTCGAGCGCAGGGATATCCAGACCCTCCTGAGCTAACTGGAACGTGGCGATGACTGCTGGTTTTTCGGCCGAAATCGCGAGCTCAGCCTCCTTCATACCTCCTATGTACAAACCAGCCTTAGAACCTAATCTCTTGTGCAAGTAAAAGCAATGTTCTCGGCGATCGGTCAAAACAAGAACGCGTCGTGGGGGTGTGGCGCTGAGCGCCTTCTCGATGAGGCCGACCAGGATTTCATTCCTTGTGGGCAATTCTGTAACGATATTGATCATTCCGGCCATGTTGATCTTTCCAAAGCGCGTTACGGGTGGTGCGTCCCGAAAAGCTTCATCCGTATAATGAACCACCTCGACTCGCGTCGTCTTCTGGTCCGCACGCTCGACCCTGAAGAACTCGGGCCCGAGGAACCAGTACAAGAGCCGCGTGAGCCCGTCTTTTCGTTCGGGCGTCGCCGTAAGGCCAAGAGTGAATCGGGGACATATTTTGAACATAAATTGTGAAAATGCTGGGGCCCCGATGTGATGCGCCTCGTCCACGATCAAAAGACCGATCGAGTCAAATGCATCCTTGGCAAACTCACGCTGACACATCGTCTGGATCAGGGCAATCACAAAGTCCTTTTCGACGTCGAACGTGTCGCCCTGGACGCGGCCTATGGTTGCTCCGGGGCAGAAGGTCTGGATCCGGTCGCGCCACTGATTCGCGAGGAACTCTTTGTGGACCACGATCATCGTGCGGACTTTTAGACGTGCCGAAAAAGCCAGGGCCATGCATGTTTTTCCGTACCCCGGTGGGAGCGAAAGGACGCCCCCACCGGTACTGGCGAAGGCGGCCACACCACGATCGAAAGCTTCTTCTTGATTCGTTTCTCTTCGCAATTTCCCAACAAAATTGATGTTCCCAGCAGGAGCAGGATCCCTGCGGGCATCCCGGGTGGGCGGGCCGAACTTCCCAAGGCCAAAGTACCTGGGGACCAGAAGCGACGCATCCCTACCAGTGATCCCTCGCCAAATCTTGAAGGAGGGTGCTTGAAGCCCCAGTGCATTTTCTACTGGTCTAACAGTGAGCTCCTTTTTTATCTCCTTGGACCCTTCGACGATCAGGCCGTTCCTGGTCAATGTC